GGCAGCTAAACCATCTAGTCAAAAGGCCGAGGACATCTTGGCCATGATTCGAAATCGCAGCAAACAATAAGGTGTTGGATGTTATCTCAATTAGATAACATCATTTTTCCAGACCGTTGTGATGTGCTAGAAATAGTACCATCACAACGGTATGTCTATCCTATATATAAAAACGGTAGTAGTAGTTTATATAATTCAGGATTTAGACTCATGGATCATGATGAATTGCCCAACATTCCGGTAGTGGACATTTATGTTCGGAACCCGTATGATCGTTTTGTTACTGGAGTAAATACATTTTTACAGCACAACGAAACTTTTGATCGAGCTACAGTATTACATTTCGTTAACAACTACCTTTTTTTGAATAGACATTTTTGCCCACAATTTCACTGGTTAGTAAATTTACAACGATTTACTCGTGCCAAGATTAGAATCAATTCCATAGACACATTGTCGGACATTACCACGCTACAAGTTAATCAAAGTCAAGATCCGTTGCTAGATGAAATTCTTAGTACAGAAAAATTACATTTTTATTTGTCCATTGATAAAGTATTAACGGAAGACTTGTTGGGGAAAACTGTACCATTTAAATTAATTGCACAAACAATTCGACATCGTTATCCTGACGTATATAAAGAAGTAGTTCAACGGAGTATAGATCTATGCAATGTCCTAGACTAGATCATTTTGTTAGATTCAACCCCAACGGTACAGTGAGCCGTTGTGGCCACATGGTCAATCCTCCTCAATTTGAATCGTTGTCACACATGGATGCTAGCGATTGGTTACAATATGTAAAGTCGCATGACCAACCTGCTGAATGTGTGCGGTGTATAGAAACAGAAACAGTCGACGGTACAAGTATTAGACTGAATGCAATAAAATTTGATCAAATACAAACAAGACCTGATTATCTTGTTGTTGGCGGTGTACTAGACAACATCTGCAACAGCGGATGTTTATCTTGTGACGAAAATCACAGTACCAAGATTGGCAGTTTACTTTCAAAAACATATCCTATAGTTGATAACACAAATCGCTTCTGGCAATTGCCCACTGATAGGATAGTACACTTAGATATCAACGGTGGTGAACCCAGTGCTAGTAAAAACTACAAAAATGTATTAAAAAATTTACCCGACAACGTGCGATCAGTTCGCATCAATACCAATTGCTCGTTGATCATTGACGAAATCAAACTGCTTGTGGATCGAGGAGTTCAAGTAACAGTCACAGTGAGTCTGGATGGTATTGAAGAAACACACGATCAAGTACGCTGGCCAATCCAGTGGGATCGTTTTTATGAAAATCTAATGTATTATAAAGCCGTGGAAAAACTAGACCTAAACACCTGGACCACAGTGAGTGCATTGAACATTCACAACTTTACAGCTATCAAACAATTTACAGCAAATCATCAGCTGGCACACTCATATGCATTTTTGCACACGCCCGATCCTTTGAATGTTCGATATCAAAATAATTTAACATTGCCATACAAAAATGCGTTCTCTGGTGTCGTTGCAATAGATAAAAATAATCAAGCGGATCTAGATGCATTTATGTTTAAACAAAAGACACTTCGGGGACTAGTATGAAGTGCTACGCAGAACTGCTGTGTGATAACATTGATCTAATTTCAAATCAAATTTATCAATACATCAAAAACAACACAGAGATCATGTCTACTACCAAGTACGGTTGGCATTTTGTTGATTTAAAAGACTTACTAGATAATGCACCGGACCTATTGAATTTTTTTAAAGCAAATAAACTAGTACCAAGACATGCAGCAATAACTATAGTAACTGAAAGCGATCATTTACCAATGCATATTGACGAACCCCCGGTGATTGCCAAGATCAATTTTCCTGTACGTAACACTGAAGGTTGGGCCAATCGTTGGTTTGACAATGATAAAGTAATTGCAGAATTATTGGATATGAAGCAGCCAATTGTGTTTAACTCACAGATCGCACACAGCGTTGACAAAATTACAGCAACAGAATTGCCACGATTGGTAGCAAGTTTTACTTTTTATAATGAACCTCTAAAATGGCTAAAATAGCAATTACCGGGCACAGCGCCGGCATAGGACAAGCACTGGCAAAAATATACGAGTCACAAGGCCACCAAGTTGTGGGCCTTAGCCGTCGTAACGGCTACAACATCAGAAGTATTCCCAAACTGGTAACAGCAATTGAGCCGTGTGACATTTTTATTAACAATGCACAAGTAGGATTCGCTCAAACAGAACTATTGTTTGAAGTATATAAAACATGGAAAGGGCAAGCTGGTAAAACAATCGTTAATATCAGTACCATGCTAACATCTGCTCCGGTAAGTTCATTGCCTGGATTAGAAATGACTGCCTACTATGTGCAAAAGCAAGCACTAGAAGAAGCTATTGGCCAGCTCAGACATTTACAGGATTGGCCCAAACTTTGTTTAGTTAAACCCGGCGGAGTTGCTACACAACCTGGACAAACAAGTCCACGCCCGTATGCAGATGTGGATCTGTGGGCAGCACGTTTGGTAGACATACTTGACTCTGGACCAGACTTGTCTGTAGAGGAAATTGGCTTGGGAGTCAACTATCCATGAACAGTAAAGACTACTTGACCAATCGAGCTTTTTGTCCTATGCCATGGTCGGGGCTAATGTACAATTTTGACGGCAATATTAAAAATTGTATTCGCAGTTCGTCGGCTATTGGCAACATACAAAACTCGTCTATACAAGAAATAGTTAACGGTGTACAGAATGTACAAACTAAAACTGACATGCTTGTTGGTCGTTCCGAATCTCGCTGTCAGCCTTGTTATAATCTAGAACAAGAAAAAAATAAATTTGATATTATCAGTGATAGAGTATTTTATCTTAAAGAATTAAAAACAGTACCACTGGCCTTGTACGATCAACCGACGCAATTTGATTTGCATACTGTGGATGTACGTTGGACCAATTTGTGCAATTTTGCTTGTGTCTATTGTGGCCCGGAATTTAGTAGTAAGTGGGAAAGCGATCTTGAATTTCCAATTGTTAGGCCTGGTGATGATAGAAAAGAAAAATTTAAAAATTATATTTTTAAACATGCAGCACAATTAAAACATGTGTACCTGGCAGGCGGCGAACCTTTGTTAATGAAAGAAAATTTGGAATTCTTACAATTACTCAAAGAAACAAATCCTGCCATTAATCTGCGTATCAATACCAATTTAAGTAAAGTAGACACTGGTATATTTGATCTAGTGTGTGAATTTAAAAATGTTCATTGGATAGTAAGTGTTGAAACAATAGAGCAAGAATACGAATATGTTCGCTATGGCGGAACCTGGCTGGATTTTGTTGATAATCTAGGTACTATAAATCAATTGGGTCACAAGATTTCTTTTAACATGTTGCATTTTTTGTTAAATTACAAATCAATATTTACATGTATAGATTACTTAAAGGGCCTTGGATTTCATAACAACAGTTTTATTATTGGTGCGTTACTACAACCTGACTACCTAAATATTAGACATTTGCCAGACAGTATGTTAAACTTTGTTAAGGAAGAACTAACAAAAAGAATAAACGAGCATCCAGGTTTTTTATTAGAAAACGGATATCGTAATGTGTTAGATTATATTAATCAACCAATTGAAAAGAATTTAGCTGAGTCGTTTAAACAAATAGAAATATTGGATAAACGACGAGGCCTAGACAGCACTAAAATTTTTAAGGACCTATACCATGGCAAAACCATTTGACGTAAGCAAATTTCGTAAAAACATTACCAAAGCAATTGATGGCATTAGTGTGGGATTCACTGATCCAACAGACTGGATATCAACCAATAACTTTGCACTGAACTATCTCATCAGCGGGGACTTTAACAAAGGTATTCCAATGGGCAAGGTCACTGTGTTTGCTGGAGAATCTGGCGCAGGTAAAAGTTTTATCTGTTCGGGTAACTTGGTCAAAAATGCACAGAAACAAGGCATTTATGTTATCCTGATTGACAGTGAAAATGCACTTGACGAAAAGTGGCTACATGCACTAGATGTGGATACCAGTGAAGACAAGATGCTTAAACTTAACATGGCCATGATTGACGATGTGGCCAAAGTTATCAGTGACTTTGTTAAAGAATACAAAACGCTGCCTGAAGAAGGTAGACCCAAGGTATTGTTTGTGTTAGACAGTTTAGGTATGTTACTGACACCCACAGACGTCAACCAGTTTGAAGCAGGCGAAATGAAAGGTGACATGGGTCGTAAGCCCAAGGCACTTACAAGTCTTGTTCGTAACTGTGTCAACATGTTTGGTAGCTTAAACATTGGTCTAGTATGTACCAATCACACATATGCAAGCCAAGACATGTTTGATCCAGATGACAAGATCTCAGGTGGCCAGGGCTTCATTTATGCCAGCTCAATCGTTGTTGCTATGAAGAAACTCAAACTCAAAGAAGATGAAGATGGTAACAAGATAAGTGAAGTTAAAGGCATTAGAGCCGCCTGCAAGATCATGAAAACACGTTACAATAAGCCATTTGAAAGTGTACAAGTTAAAATTCCGTACGAAACAGGAATGAACCCATACAGCGGGCTTGTAGACATGTTTGAAAACAAAGGTTTATTGGCCAAAGAAGGCAACAGTCTTAAATACACTCTAGCAGATGGTACAGTTATCAAACAATTTCGTAAGGCATGGGAACGTAATGAAAACGAATCACTAGATAAAGTGATGGCAGACTTTGTTGCTCATCCACATCGAGTTACCGCTGTGATTCAACCAGAAGAGGAAACAGTAGAATGAGTATTGAAATTGATGTGTTAGTCGAAACCTATAGTATTTTAAAACAATACATTCCCACAAAAGATCGTCAAGAAGCAGTTGATAATCTAATGAGTGTATTAGTTGACATGCTTAACGATGAAGAATTAGAAATTTTTAGTGGCACAGACAGCGTTACCAAAAAAGCCTATAAAGAATACGCTGTCAGTGACGATGTTGATGACGAAATTGATACCGGTTACGAAGATTAATTGTGTGGTATAATCGGGTAGTAGCAGATTTATCAGAAATACCAGCCTTCATCAATTACTATGAAGGTGAACTCCAACAGGCCAAAAAAGAAACATATATAAAAGGCAATGTGGAAAGATCTGTGGCAAATCTGCCAGGCATAACCGAACATCGTTTTAATCAACTGCAAGAAATTGAAGCAATACTTGAGTATCTGAATATACAGTTACGCAAGATTAGGCGCAAGCACTTTCAAAAGTATCTCGAAGCCTATGCAAGAGCACTAACCAGTAGAGATGCTGAAAAGTATGTGGATGGCGAAGATGAAGTGATTGACTTTGAAACCATTATCAATGAAGTGGCTCTGTTACGTAACAAATGGCTTGGTGTAATGAAAGGCCTTGAAAGCAAGAACTTCATGCTAGGTCATGTTGTACGACTACGTACAGCAGGTATGGAAGATATTGTAATTCAATGAACTTCAAAGAGTATGCAGATAATTTAATTAAAGAATGGACGTTATGCCTTGATGCCAAGCCCAGACACGATGCAGTAAACATCAAGATTGAAAAAGATCAATGCGAGGAATGGATTATTCATTTAATGAAGATACGATTATGGGGCACAGAAAACGAATTAGCCGAGGCATGCTATCAGGTTGATTCACGATTAAAAAGACTAAAAGAAAAAATAATCATTGAGGTATTAACAAATGGCACAGTTTAAAAATGCATGGGAAAGTCATGAACACAGTTTAAAGACACTGGACTTGCTGTTTCAGTATGATAGTTTTCTTGACAGTCTTGAATCAGTAGCCGACTTTGGGTGTGGTACAGGCATAGATACCAAATGGTGGGCCAACTTACAAACTCGTGATGATCCGCCCGAGCCAAGAAATTATTTAACTTATGCAGTAGATAAAAATCTAACGCATGTTGATCCAGAATTAAAAACATCAGACAATGTTTACATTGTTAACGCAGACATCGATGGTATAGATGTACCAGTTCCTCGACTGGTTGACTTTATATGGTGCCACAATACCTTTCAGTACATAACTGATCCAATGCGTACTCTGCGTACTTGGAACGAACAACTTACAGTAAACGGCATGTTGTTACTGATATTTCCACAAATGCAACACTATGCATACAATAGACTACAGACACACAGCCATAACGGATGTTATTACAATCACAATCTTGTCAATCTGATGTACATGTTGGCTGTAAACGGATTTGATTGTAGAGATGCATATTTTCTCAAAGAAGAAAATGATCCATGGTTATCTGCTGCGGTATACAAAACAGATATTGCACCAATGGATCCAAAGACAACCACCTGGTATGACTTAGCTGATCTAAATTTGGTCAACGACAGCGTAATTGCAAGTTTAAACAAGTATGGATATGTTCGACAAGAAGAGTTAATTACTGTATGGCTTGACAAAGACTTTCACTTCCCCAAGCAATGAAAATAGTACTTATAACCGGCGGATTTGATCCTGTACACTCGGGACATATTGATTATATTAGTGCGGCTACAAAATTAGGCGATCAACTTGTGGTTGGCGTTAATAGCGATGCGTGGTTGACACGTAAAAAAGGTCGCCCATTTATGTCCTGGGCAGACAGATTGGCAGTTATAAGAAACATTCGTGGTGTAACATGGACTGTGCAATTTGATGACAGCGATGACTCGGCATGCGATGCTATACGCAAGGTCAGATTAAATTATCCCAGTGATACAATAGTGTTTGCCAACGGTGGAGATCGAACACATTCGAACATTCCAGAGATGTCAATTAAGGATCACAATTTAACGTTTGCATTTGGAGTTGGCGGATATGATAAAACCAATTCCAGCAGTTGGATGTTACAAGAATGGTCAACTCCTAAGACTGAACGACCTTGGGGATACTATAGAGTGTTACACTCAGTGCCGGGTACCAAGGTCAAAGAACTCACAGTAAACCCTGGACAAAGTTTAAGTATGCAAAGACATGCACAGCGACATGAATTCTGGCATGTGACACAAGGACAATGTGATGTTGAGCAGGCCCTTCCTGGTGGGCCTGCACTACCCACGGTTACATTGACCACGCATAGTCAGATAAGTATTCCTCAAGGTAACTGGCATAAAATTAACAACCCATATAATGAACCTTGTAAGATAGTTGAAATTCAGTATGGCACAACATGTGACGAAATGGACATAGAGCGCGGATAAATACAGTTTCAAAGACATTGATTTTTCAATTATTAAAGAAAAAAGGGAATCAATGACGGATGGATCCGCTAACATTGTTTGCTCTGGCCAATGGCGCAGTGGCCGCAGTAAAACAAGGTTGTAAATTATATAAAGATATAAAGGGAGCTGCTGCTGATGTTCATGGTGTTCTTAAGGATTTAGAAGAACAATTCACCCAACGGCATAAAAATCAGCCTCCTAGTACAGCCGAAAAAAATCAATACATACAAGAAAAAAATCGTGTAATTGAGTTAAGCAAAAAGCAACCCGATGACATTTACACAGTAATAGGCGAACAGCTTGGCACTTACTTTGAAAATTATGCTATTTGTGCAGCAATTTTTGAAGAAGAAGAAAAACATGCTCTTGAAATATACACCGGCACAGCCAGTATAGGTAAACGTGCGTTGCAACGTGTACTAATGATGAGTAGACTACAAGCAATGTCTGTAGAACTACGTGAAATCATGGTTTATCAATGTCCCCCTGAGCTAGGAGATTTGTATACTCAGACTGAAAACATGATGAAAAAAATTCAGGCAGAGCAGACCATAGCAATCAGAATTAAAAGAGAAAATGATAGAATAGCAGCAATACGTCGGATAGCGAGAATACAACGAATTAAAAATCGTTCGTTGCGTTGGGGGTTGTCTATTTTTGCAGTACTTTATGTTGTAACGTTGATGTGGAGTGTGATTGAAATTCGTAAAACTGAACGTCCAGAACTTGGTACATGTTGGATTCCTAAAGGAACTTGGCCTTACAAGTACTACAGCAGATTAAAATGGGTAGATTGTGAAAACTAAACTAATGCACAGGTAAATACAAAATGCGAGAATTTATTAACATTTTAAACGAAGTTACCCTGAGCAAGTATGCCCCCGGACAACAATTCCTTGTCAGCGGCAGCGCCAGTGGGCAAAAATTTAGCCAATTATTGGCTGATCAAGGAATTGACGGCAGCGGAATAATTACCCTAACTGGAACTACCCCCAACAACGGTCCGTTGATACAGCTAGGACGAGGCGAGTTAGTTTACGCCTTTCAAAATGAAGCAGGTCAATTCTGGACCATTGCTGGCAGCGCCAGTGGTGTTGACGCACCGTTTGTGCATTACAAAGGCGGCAGCGGAGACGAGGAAGACGCCAAAGTAGCCAACAAAGGCGAAATAGCCGAAGGTATATTGGGTGCAGCAATGTTTAGTAAATTTACCAAACGACAATCCAACGAAGAAATTGGACAAGTCACTCCGCAGGACATAACCAGTATACTTGATAGACTAAAACAAACTTCAGAAGACATGTATCAACTGTCAGTGCGTGATGCCGATAACGAATTTGCTGATACTGTTACTTTCCTACTAAGATTAAAAACTGGACCATACAGAGATTTGATGGATCCAGCCAAACGTCAACTGTTGATGAATGAATATTCCAGTGCTGCTGCCTATGTCAATAGCTCAATGGCCGAACGTTACAGCAAGTACTTTTATCTAAACGGCAAGGCCGATGACATTGCTATTTTAGCTGACGGTGCCGCCAGCGAAACAGAAAAGAAGGCTGATGTATGGGTAGCCGTCAAAGATCAAAACGGCAACATGCGTCAGCTGAGACTCAACACCAGTTTAAAAATTGGTGGTATTAAACAATTTGGACAAGTGGGTGGTAGCACAGTTGAATCAATGCAAAAACTCTGGAGTTACTTTGATATTGATGTAAGTGACTATATTGACTTGTACAATAAAAAGTTAAACAAAGATCAATTTGAAGCCCTTGCCTTTATGTATAAAAAAATTGCTGCAACTCTTGCAGCACAGTTGGCCGGTGATGATTCAGACCAAGAAGTTCGTTTTGTTGATAAACTGGCACATGCAGTGACTTATTTTGCGACCTTGGGTGATCCAAGTGTTGAGCTAGTGGATTTTGACAAAGGTGGTTTTAAAATTTTACGATTTAAAAATTTAGAACACAAACTCAAAACTGTTGATCTAACAGCATCATACATAGCTACAAAAGCTACACCAGAAATTGTAATACATGAACGCGGCAATCCCAAGAACGCACTAATCAGTATTCGTGCCAAACGAGAAACAAAGAAAAGTGGCGAAATTTACGTTAGAAATCTAATTGAAAAAGGTCGCTTACTAGAAGAACTTACCCGAGTAGAACAGCGCAATTTTTCTGACATGGAATTGCCAGACCCAGAAAACACTAGAGTGCAAATCAAACATCCTGGGCGACGTGCAGTCCCAAGAGATAAAGATTCTAGTCCTCGCAAACGCAGATAATTAATAGTATGCAAAGACCTACAATGGAAATTACAACCATGATTGGTTGTCCCCTAATGTGTAACTTTTGTCCGCAAGATAACCTACGTGACATGTACGGTAAAGATGCAGACAAATACATGTCATTAGAAACATTCAAGACTGCACTTGGTAAAGTGCCCAAAAATACACGTATTGATTTTTCGGGCATGGCCGAAGCTTGGGTAAATCCTGCGGCAACTGACATGCTGGAACACACACTGGTAAATGGACATCATGTTGCAATTTATACAACTTTATACAACTGGGATATTGAAACAACCGAAAAGGTAATCAATTTACTTTATCGCTATCGCGCCCTTGTTGAAGTGGTCAGTATTCACTTTCCGGATGAATATGGCAACATGAAAGGTTGGAAGCACAGTACAGAATGGGAAGCAGTATTCCATATGGTAACCGGTGCAGTACAAGATGCCAATATCAAACTAGAAGCCATGACCATGAGCGATCACGGCCGGATACATCAGGACCTACAACACCTTGGTATTCAACTGTACAATTGGTTTGGACATGATCGTGCTGGTAGTCTAAACAAAGAACAAGTTCAAGAACAGCCTGTTAACTTTGTAACACGGCATGAACAACCAGTTTCGTGTAGCAAGACTGTTAACTATGATCAACATGTGCTGTTGCCAAACGGTGATGTAGTACTATGTTGTATGGACTACGATCTGAAACACGTAATTGGAAATTTGGTAACTGACAGTTATCAAGATTTATTCACTGGTCAAGCAATGGTCAATCTTATCAGGGAAAATCAACGTCCTTGTTACAGCTCAAACAGCCTGTGTAAGAGCTGTACTGATGCCAAAGTTCATTGACATCAAAGACAATATAGCATATAATAACACATTGGGCCTCTAGCTCATGTTGGTTAGAGCAGTGGACTCATAATCCATTGGTGCCGTGTTCGACTCACGGGAGGCCCACCAAATTCAATCAGATAGATATTATGACAAAAATTTATATAGCAATGGCAGAATTTAAAGACGGTAATAGAATCTTTGAAAGAGCATATACCACCAGAGCGGCTGCTGAACGTGCATGTGATGAAATGATTAAAGATCTTCGTGAAAACACAGATTGGGATGTTGCACCTATTGTGGAAGATTTGGAGTTGATTAATGAATAGTCAAACAAAAGAAGCACTGGACATATTGCAAGAAGAATGTGCCGAAGTCATTGTTGAAGTAAGTAAAATTCGCAGATTTGGTTTAGACTCTGTGCATTATAAATCTGAAATGCAGCACACACATAGAACCATGTTAGAAATGGAAATAGGTGATGTGCTTGCCCTAGTAGATATACTAATGGATCAAGGATTGGTAGATCGATCACGACTTGATCAATACAAACAAAATAAAAAAGAAAAACTCAAACAGTGGTCTAACATCTTCGAATGATTACTAGAATCATGATGGTTGGTCCTGGCCGAATTTACGAAGCTGCTTGCTCGTTGAGTTTTGATCATAATCTTAGTCCGTCAATTGATCAAACCATTGTTGTTAGTCCTTATAGTTGGGTCACATTGACGTCAACATTTTTAAGTTTTGGTATCAATGTTGATTCGTTCAAGTTCATGCTTGACGTTGATTGTATTGAGCAGTTCGAACTGCAGGATTGGAAACATCATTGGTATCTGCAACAAGGAATCAAATTGAGCCTGTTGGATACTGTTGACAGTGATAAGTTTTTGATTCAAGATTGTGATGTGTTTGCAATTAAACCTTATAAATTTTTCAACAACGATATTCCGTGTTTTAGAGTTGAGGAACTTTGGAATGACTATCAATTGGTATATGCAGAAAAAGTTGAAAAACTAATTGGCTACAGCAGAAAAATACCTTACAGTTTTGTAACCGAATTTATGCCTTACACCAAGGATGATTGGAATCAATGTAAACAACATATTGAACATCGATTTTCAATGCCGTGGAAAGCGGCAACTAAAAGCGTATCTGATTTTGATGACACCAAATGGTTTAGCGAATATGAAATGCTGGGCATGTATAAAACAAATACCAGCAACAACTACGCATATGAAACTGATACTCATCCAGAACTTAATACATTGACTGATTTACGAAATGCCAATTGGTCTACGATCAGTACAGTTAAATTTAAAGCTCGACCGTTCAAGTACATGGTCGGCGACGATGCACTACTAGTAAAAAACTTTTTTAAACAACTTGAGGAATAAATGACCTTTATAGTAACCGAAGCATGTGTTCGATGCAAGTACACTGACTGTGTGAGTGTATGTCCGGTTGATTGTTTTTATGAAGGCCCTAACTTTCTAGCAATCAATCCCGATGAATGCATTGACTGTGCAGTTTGTGTGCCCGAGTGCCCTGTGGGAGCGATTGTAGCCGACTCAGATGCCACTACAAAAGATTTAGAATTTTGGGCTGACGTAAATAATAAAATGAGTAGGAAGTGGCCTAGCATTACAAAACGTAAAAACCCATTGGCCGATGCTGACACATGGAAAGATGTTGCAGATAAAAAACCCCTACTTGACCTTGGAGAAAACAATGACTGAACTGTATAGAATGTTGCTTTTGGTAATTACACAAAAGCTCGATGAATTAAAAACTGAACTTTGCACACAAATTCGAACCTTCCACCAACAGGTGCCCGATGAAGAAAAAGATCAACATCGTCTTGATCTAGGCGTATCAGGTTTTTGGAATTTTCTATTAGAAGTTGTGTTTAACTTTTATATAATTCTTTGTTACGCAATTTCAGTTACGTTGATATCCACGTTGGCCATTGTGTTTTACCCATTGAACGCAGTACTAACACTATTGACATCATTGTTTCGACAAACTCATATAAGTATTCTAGTACCGCATGACGCCCCGGTACTAGATAAGATATCGCCGGAATTTGACCCTGATCCAGTAATAGTTAAAAAATCAGATGTCAAAGAAAAAAAGTAACTTAGCCAAAGGCAAAGATAGTTACGACAGCGAGGTTGGCGGTAGCCTCGTTGCGTTCTTTAATCGTAATGTTACTCCGTATCCCACGGAAGTAGGCGGACCCGCATTTGACTTGATACCGGTTACCAAACGTAAAGATATCATGGTCAACGCTGCTCGTATGCATGGCGAGCAAGAATATAATCGTATAACTGAGTTGATGGCAGTTCTGGCCAAACAGGCAGCAGAACTAAAACGTAGATTGGATATCACAGACATGGTACATGCGGCTGAATATCAATTTCAACCTGCCCATGGTCGTACATATTGGTTATGCTATGACAGTAAGATAGAAAATACTAGACTGTGTATGCAAGGACCCGATGGCTGGACCACAGGCGTACCTAAGCATTACGAATATATTACTCAGGTCAAGTGGTTAGGTGATTATACCTGGACTGAAGTTACCACACAAACGTCTGGTGATAGTAATCCACAATCTTAACAAGCTCAATTTCAAATACAGCCTTGGGTTTCCATCCCAGCTTCTTCAACTTAGAGTCGTCAACACTATAGCGTACATCTTGGCCAGGGCGAGTAATTCCCAGGTCCATGTGATCAGCTGGATCTTCGTGCAAAGGAAAGAACATTTCGCAAATTTGCATGGCAATTACAATGTTTTGTTCTTCGTGATTGCCATTGATATTGTAGATTTCGTTTTGAACACCAGCTTCAATTATCTTGATAATGGCACTAGCTGTATCGCTAACATGTAACCATGTACGTCTTGGTAAGCCAGCATCGTGTAGTGCAATAGGTCTACCCAATCGAAGATGCTTGATACTCTTGGGAATAAACTTTTCTGTGTATTGACCAATGCCGTAGTTGTTTGTAGGCCTAACAATCACATAAGGCACTTTAAATGTACGTGCCCAGGCTAAAATAAGCTGGTCTGCGGCTGCTTTGGTGGCTGAATAAGGATTGCTAGGCTTGAGCATGTCTGTTTCAACATGCGAGCCTTCGTTGATGTCGCCATATACTTCGTCGGTACTAAAATGCAACAGAGTGGGCATTTTAAATCTATGACGCTCTTTGATCAAATTAAGCAAATGATGTACGCCATTTACATTACTGCGTAAAAAAACATCACTGCTAACAATACTGTTATCAACATGTGTTTCGGCTGCGGTATTAATAATATAATCGCAATCGTACAGCATGTCTAGGTCGTTGATATCTGATTCAATAAATTTAAATTGATCTTTGTATCCTAGTAATTCGGGCAGGAACTGCACATTTGCTGCATAGGTTTTCTTGTCAACCCCAATAACATAGTATCCTTGTGCCAGACACTTTTTGGTCACGTGATAACCAATGAATCCCAAACAGCCGGTAACATAAACTACTTTTGTGGTCATATTTTTCTTGTCAGGTTAAGATATGCAGGTTCTTTTGAATTGATAAACACAGGCCAAATGTCTTCTAGTTCAGCTATGGACTTGGGTTTATATACTTCAATATTTGGTAATGCTGCTAGCACTTGCTCGTCGTCATGCGCCCAATGACTAATACCATCGTGGCTGTAATCTTTGTCTCTACCTGATCCAATCAATTTGACTGGAATCTGTTCGTAGTTGACATAGTTACGTAAAAATTCAAATGGACGATACAACAAGAAACTGCTCATACTATAGCACACAGGTATAACACCTTCTTGCGCCATGCCAATGGCAGCGCCAATCATCAATTGTTCAGCAGCACCCACATTGTAAAATCGTTCTGGAAATGCATTACGTATTTGATCTAATATGCCAAACCCAAGATCAGCAGTAATAACTCTAACGTCATCATTGCCAACCATGCTTTCTAGTAGTAAACTGGCACATTCTTTTCTCATTGAGTAATCTCCGCATAGTCTTGGGGTTTGAGCACATAGTAGTGTGTTAATAAATCTTTAGCAAAACTAAATTCTGCGGGTTTACTATGCCAGGTAACAATACGTGGCAAGAATGCTCGCAGCCTAGTTTCAAGATAATCTGCATCAATCATGTCATATGCACCCATGCCGTTGATGTTTACATACACATGTAGATTGTCAATTTTTTGTTCTTGTATAAATCTAAGACTTTCCCATATGCTGCCTTCGGCACATTCGCCATCACTAAGCAAACACCAAACATTCTTATTGGGCGTTGCTAGAGCATGACCAATCGCAATAGGCAAACCGGATCCCAAGCTGCCTGTGCTGCAATACAAATGATTTTCAATATCACGACCTGGATGTATACCGTGTTTGTGTAATAGTGCAACCGGATCCACACCGTAGTATTTTTCTAGTACAACATACAACGCAAGACCGGCATGTCCGTTGCTTAGAATAAACACTTCATTGTCAACTCTTCGTTGATAAATGTGTTCAATGATTGGCAATGCACTTAGTGTACTGCTAAGATGGCTTAGATGTTCTTGATAGGTGATATCAACGATACGGCGTTCTAGTTCGGTCATACTATTTCCATGCAAACAATTGATCGTGAATTACATTTTCAGTTTGATATCCAAACTTTTGAAACAATGCAGCCAATGCTGAACGATTGGATTCTAAGTTGCCCGGCCATGGACCACGATCCACATCTGTTTGATGTACTTCAACAAACCAAAATCCTACACGATCTGCAATCGGAGCCAGGGTAGTTTCAGTCAAGGCAACCATTTCGCTACCTTCGATGTCGCACTTGATGAAGTCAACATAGTCAAGCTCTTGACTATCCATCAATTGTTCTAGAGTCATACCCGGAACAGTGATTGCAGTTCCTTTCCGAATGAGCATGCTGTTGGTTGTGCTATTTTCATTTAGATAAAAAGTAACTGGATTATTGTCCGGACCAATAGCGGCTTGCACCACAGTAATATTGTCGTGCCCTGCTGTCATTTCTTCTAATACTGTCAGTGTGTTAGGAGTGGGTTCAACTGCAACTAGTCGACTGCAACTGTCTTGTGCATACAAGCTGAATAATCCACAGTTGGCGCCAAGATCAATCACAGTCATATCAGAACGATTTGTAAAAATAGGATCGTACATTCGATCCTCGTTGATCTGTTTCAGAATAATATTGGCGTAATTTTCTGGATTGTCAAACCAAGCAACAATGTCTGGTTGCTCTGTTTCTATTGCATAACTAGCCTGTTGACTGGTTTTAATTGTTTGTGATATCATATTTTGCCTTGTTTAAAAAATCTCTAATTCCTAATTCTAAACTATACTCGCATGTAAAGTTAAAGAATTCTGCTTTTGACGTATTGCATACCCAAACATTATTTTCAAATGCTTTGCTGAGTTCTGCAACTTTTGCTACTGGAGCAGTATGTCCAGTAATTGATTCAAACACAGTAAGTAAATCAAAATTACTTGTTTGTACACCGCTACCAAAATTAATAATCTCTCCTGGGGGTAAATCCCATTCTTGTAACACAAGATCAATGCCTCGTACAAAATCATTTATGTAAATGAAATCGTGATGTCCTTGATATAGGGTCATTGGTTCATTGTGTGTAAATGCTCGATACAGTCTTGGGAACAGTCTATGTTCGCGTTCGCCAGGACCGTAAACGCTGTAAGGTCTAACAATCCAAATTGGTAAATCAAATTGTCTTGCCCATCCTTGACACATCATGGTGCCTGCTGCTTTTGTGCCTTGGTACATGTCAAGGGGTTTTAGTAAAGTATCTTCGGCAGTGGCATGATCAGTTGGTCCATACACACTGCTAGATCCAATTTGTATTAATCTTACTGGCTGTGAACAACGTTTAACATATTCTAATATTGTGTATACGAACACAATGTTTGGAGCTATCATTTCTAGAGGATCATATATTTCAGCTGCTGAATTGATAATAGCATCTGGTTCGAACTTTATGAGCTCATCAATTAATTTTTGCCCCCGGCGAAAGCTGAAAACTTCATGCCCGCGTTTGGTATAATAGTCCACTAGATTCAATCCAATGAATCCAGTTGCTCCTGTAATGAATATTTTCATCTTACAATTTGTTGTGATAAAGACTCTGCACGTTTGATACGTGTGGGTTTATGTGTGCCGGGCCAATGTACAATCCAATCTCCTGATTGCCATGCTGCATCATTGCCCAGGATATCACGGCTGGCATCACAGTAATCGTAAATTTCAGGTTCATAGCTGTTCATATAGCGTTGTGGTACAATCTTGACCACATGCGACCACTCATCAATGGTGTCAATGATTACCTGTTGTTCGGCCCATTCTACTGTGGTGTATTCGACTTCTTTGTCAATAATCATTTGTAAGTATGCACGACCTTGTTCGGTATTGCGAGCTAAAAAGTTACCAGAATTGATATTGAGACGATCAACAGGCACAATAAAGTGATAGTCGTTGTCAATCTTGTCCGGAATCTGGATGGTAAAATTGGTAATCATTGCATCGCATTCTGAGAAAAGTAACCACTCAATATCGGGATACAATTCAAATAGTTCTAGTGTATAATGTATTTTATTGAAGCCAGTAATTGGGCTGTACTTCATTTCATCAAGGACAAAAAACTTGTATCCGTGTAGATCGCAATATTCTTTTTTTGGTGCGTCAGTTAGTGCAGCGAGATCAGCATAGTTTGCGTCGTGTAGACTAGCAACAGCGTACATAGATAAGTTCCTTGAAAATCAATTTGTAGAGTATTTATTATACTAAGTATTCTTGTAAAAAACAATTCATATGACTAAAATATACGACTGCTTCACTTTTTATAACGAATTTGAGCTTCTTGCTCTAAGACTAGAAGAACTGTACGATCATGTGGATCACTTTGTTATAGTAGAAGCCAATCGCACATTCCAAAATGCTGAGAAACCATTTTACTTTACAGAGCAAATGCAAGATCCACGTTGGAAAAAGTACTCAGATAATATAATTCTTGTA